TCAATATAAAAGCATCAAGTATGCTCAAGAATCATTAGAGTCTAAAAAAGAAATGAAGTTTTTTCAAATGCTTCGTAAGGAAGTAGAGATAGGTGCTAATGGCACATCTAAATATATGATTAAAAATGGTCCAAATAAAGGAAAATTTGTATGATTGAAACTGTTATTATATTGTTATTTTTTATAAATGACAAATTATTAGAACATAGAATTCAAGACTCCATATCTGAATGTTTAAAACATAAAAGATTATTAACTCGTAATATGAGTATGCAAAATAAAAGCATTCAATGCATAGAAACGGAAGCAGAAATTGAAATCAATGTAGATGGGAGCAAGACCGTTAAAAAATTAATAATGAAAAAATGAAATATTGGATTATTTTTTTAATGCTGACACTTGTTTGGCTTTGTCTAACTCAATGTACTAAACCTGGAGACAACTATAGACTGAAAGGTTTTTTTACTGTAAAAGTAAAAAATGAAAACTAATCTACTAGTACACAAACATTTAATCATACGCGCTGAATCAAAGCGTCCTCCAAAGGACGAAGAACATATTGTAGATTGGATGAGAGACTTTGTAGATAGTATAGGGATGAAAGTATTAATGGGTCCTTATGCAAAATATCTAGATGTACCTGGCAACAGAGGTTTAACAGTTGCAGCAATCATAGAAACTTCACACATTGTAATGCACACTTGGGATGAACCAGTTCCTGCATTAATTCAATTAGATGTTTATTCTTGTGGTGAATTTGATGAAAATGACATATGTAAAAAGATAGCAAAAGACTTTGAATTAACTAAAATTGAATACAAATATTTAAACCGTGAGACTGGACTTTCAGATATATCAGGCGGTATACTTAATTATAGAAAATGAAACTTACAGCTAATATAAGCTTGGACGAGCTTATTAAAAGTCAAGTTGCCGAAAGAAAAGGCATTAATAATAATCCATCACCAATGCAAATAGAAAATTTAAAAGCATTGGCAGTAAATATTTTACAACCGATCCGTAGTCATTTCGACAGGCCACTTATTATTTCTTCGGGATTTCGATGTGCAGAATTGTGCATTGAGATAGGATCAAAAATTACCAGCGAACATTGTGCAGATAATAAATCAGCAGCAGCTGACTTTGAGATTCCAGGAATAGATAATAAAGTATTAGCACAGTGGATAAGAGATAACCTCATTTGGAATCAATTAATTTTAGAGTTCTACAAAGAAGGAGAACCATCATCAGGGTGGGTCCATTGTAGCTATTCAACAGATTTAAATAAAAAAGAATCCTTGATTGCTTATCGAGAAGATAATAAAACACAATACAAACCGTGGAGATAATATGACAATAGGAAGATCACAAATGACAAAACAAGTTGAAGGACAACTTAGAGGCGCTAGAAAGAAAAAAGCACCTAAAGGTTATCATTATATGCCTAATGGTAAATTAATGAAAAATAGTGCACACAAGAAAAAGAAGTAATCCCATAGCAAAAAACCTAAAGTCTAGAAAGTTTAAGCCTAAAGTGGTACAATCAAAGAAGTTGTACAACCGCAAAAAGGAGAACATATCTCTCAAAGCGGCCGCTATAGATTATGAAAAACTGGATTAAAAGTTTAATTTGTAAAATTTTTAAAATAAAGCAATGTGCTTGTAAAGGAAGGAAAAACAATGGCTAAAAAAGGACCTTGTTGGGAAGGATACGAAATGGTCGGTATGAAAATGAAGAATGGCCGTAAAGTACCTAATTGCGTTCCCAAAACAAAAAAAATGAAATATGGTAAGATGGTTAAAGCTTACACGGGAACCGCAGTTAAACAACCAACTGAAACTAAAAAAGAATTTGCAATGAGACACGAACATCATACTGCTACTAAAGGTATGATGGATTATTATAAGGATATTATTTAATGGCTAGTTCAGGAACAAGTACATTTAATTTAAACATAGACGAAGTTATTGATGAAGCATATGAAAGATGTGGATTAACAACTAACTCTGGTTATGATTTAAAAAGAGCTCGAAGAAATTTAAATATACTTCTTTCTGAATGGAGTAATAGAGGACTTAATCTTTGGAAAGTTGAAAATAAAGAACAAGCATTAACAGCTGGAACAATATCTTACGCAACACCTTCTAATTGCAATGATGTTTTAGAGGCTTATATTTCTACTGGAGCAGGTAATAGTACAACAATAACAGATGTATCCTTAACTAAGATTGATAGATCATCTTATGCTGCATTGCCTAATAAAGGTTCTACAGGTCAACCATCTCAATATTATGTAGATAGACAAATCAATCCTCAAATTTATTTATATCAAGCACCTGATGCAGTTACTTACACTTATTTAAAATATTATTATATTGCTAGAATTGAAGATGCAGGTGCTTATACAAACACACCAGACGCACCTTATAGATTTTTACCTTGTATGGTGGCGGGTCTTTCGTATTATTTATCATTTTTCAAAGCAGCAGACAGAACTCAAATGTTAAAATTAGCTTACGAAGATGAAATGAAAAGAGCTTTAGATGAAGATGGATCAAGGACATCTTTATATATAACACCTCAAACTTATTATGGAGATGGAGTATAATGGCATACGCAAAAGGTAAAAGATCGTTATCAATATCTGACAGATCAGGACAAGCTTTTCCTTATCAAGAAATGGTGAGAGAATGGACAGGTGCATTAGTGCATATTTCTGAATATGAGCCTAAACATCCTCAAATAAGAAGAAAAAGAGTGGTAGCTGACGCTATAGCTTTACAAAATTCTAGGGCACAGGATTTTACATTTAATTCTGGAGGAGCTATATTTACAACAATAGATTTAACTCTTCCTGGTGCATTTGCTTTTGAATCTTCTGGAATGCAACCTGATGATGGAGCACTTCAAAACACAAGAAGAGAGGCAATAACTTTAATAGGAACAGTACAGGTGATAATCTCATAATGGCAATTACATATTCAAATTTTTTAACTCAAGTAAGAAATTATACAGAAGTAGATAGTTCTGTTTTATCTGATACAATTTTAGATCAATTTATTAGAAATATTGAATTAGATATTGCAGGTAAAGTAGACTATGATGATTTAAGAAAATATTCTACCTCAACATTTACAGCTAGTAATAGATACGTTTCATTGCCTGCTGATTGTTTAATAATGAGATCTGTTCAAGCAATAAACGGATCTACAAGAACCTTTTTAGAAAAAAGGGACACAAGTTTTATATCTGAATACAATAGTTCAGGGTCTACTGGAGAACCAAAGTATTGGGCTAACTGGGATGATTTTACTATTTTAGTTGCTCCTACACCAGATTCTGCTTACACAATTCAAATTAATTATATAATTGATCCACCTCATTTTAGTTCTGTTAATAATACTTTCCTCTCTACTTACCAAGAAGCTATGCTTTTATATGGTGTTTTAACAGAAGCTTTTTCTTATTTAAAAGGACCAGCAGATCTTTACACCTTAAACAAAACTAAGTATGATGAAGAAATACAATCTTTTGCTGTACAACAAATGGGCAGAAGACGTAGAGCTGAATTTGATAGTGGAGTACCTAGAATAAAGGTAGATTCACCATCACCATAACAATATTAAGGAGACAACAAAATGGCTATAACAACAAACGCAATTGCAAATTCTTTTAAAAAAGAATTATTAGAAGGTAAGCACGATTTTACTGCTTCAACAGGAAGCAAATTTAAATTGGCAATGTACACTTCTTCTGCAACTTTAGGAAAATCTACAACTTCGTATACAACAGGAAATGAAACATCTTCACCAGCAGGTTACAGTGCTGGAGGAAAAGGATTAGTAAACGGTGGAACTTCTGTTGCATCAAACGTAGCAATCGTAGATTTTGCAAATTTATCTTTTACTAACGTAACTTTAACTGCTAGAGGTGCGTTGATTTATAATACGTCAAACTCTAACTCAGCTGTTGCTGTACTAGACTTTGGTGGAGATAAAACGGCTACAAGCGGAACATTTACAATTCAATTCCCAGCTTTCACAACCTCTGCAGCTATTCTAAGAATAAGCTAAGAGGTGTTTAATGGCAGCATCATCCTGGGGTTCAAATAATTGGGGCGAACAAGCCTGGGGTGATAATGCTATAGTAGTAGGCTTCGAGACTTGGGGCAATTCTGCTTGGGGTGAAGGTAATTGGGGTGAAGGTGCAAATACACCAACACTATCTTCAAACGTAGGATCAGTTAACATATCAATTGGTGTTGCAGCAAATGTAACAGGCCAATCATTAAATTCAGCAATAGGTTCGGTAACTACATCTGCAAATGCAGATATAAATGTTAACGGTAATGTATTAACATCTACTATTGGTCAAATAGATTTTGATGCAGACTCAATAGTTACCACAACTGGTATTGGATTAACTTCAACTATTGGTGCAGTAGACTTAGACGCAGATGGTAACATAACTATCAACGCTACTGAGAATGCATTAAATACTGGCATAGGCCAAGTTTCAGAAACAATAGAAGTAGGACCTGTAGTAACAACGGCTGGTTTATTAAGTACAGCAATTAATTCAGTTGCAGTTACAGCTGATGCTAATGTTACAGAAACAGGATTAAGCTTAACTTCAAATATTGGTGATGAAACAATTGATTTAAATACACCTGTTGATGTTACAGGTATTTTATTAACTTCTAATTTAGGTTCAATAAGTATAACAGGTGATGCTAATTTAAGCTTAACTGGACAAGCACTTACTTCAGCAATAGGTACCGTTGATGCTGTAGCAATAGCAGAAGTTACTGGAATTGCTATGACTTCAGCAATTGGTTCAGTAACTACAGTAGCAAATGCTGATATAACAGTTATTGGTCAGTCGTTGACACTAAGTTTAGGTGCCGATAAAATACAATCGTGGCAGGAGATCGATCCAAATGTAACTAACACTTGGACGCAAATTTCAACGGGAGCTTCAAATGTTTGGACTGAAGTTGATATAGCAGCTTAATAATGATAATATAGCACAAAGGATTTATATGGCATCAAGTTATTCTACAGACCTTAAACTCGAACTGATGGTAACGGGTGAAAACTCGGGTACGTGGGGCGATAAAACAAATACCAACTTAAATTTATTACAACAAGCCATTGCAGGATATCAAGAAGTATCTATTGCAGGTGGCGTACAAACAACTGCATTAGCAATGACTGATGCAACTATTTCAAACGCAAGAAACGCTGTAATAAAATTTACAGGCACAATTACTGGAAATCAAACAGTAACTATTCCAGATGGAATTGAAAAAACTTATATCATAAATAATGGAACCAGTGGCGCGTATACAGTTTTGTTTAAAACTGTTTCAGGTTCAGGTGTAACTTTTGCGACTGATGATAAAGGAGTAAAATTACTTTATTCAAACGGAACAGATATCGTAGACACGCAACTAGGTGTGACTACTGATCCTGCAGGTTCTGATACAGAAATTCAATTTAATAATGCTGGTGCTTTTGGAGCATCTTCTAATTTAACTTGGGATGGAACAAACGTAGTTATTGGTGCAACAGGTGCATTAAGATTAGGCGATACAACTGGTGGAGAATACGTTGGATTAAAATCACCAGGAACAGTTTCATCAAGTGTAACTTTTACATTACCAGGAGCAGACGGTGCAGCTGACGAATTTTTAAAAACAGATGGTTCAGGAAATTTATCTTTTTCTGCTGTATCAG